CGAGTTTTCTACGGAATATATCTTACTGGTTACTAGTCTATTAATCAAGGTTTTTGATGGGTCCACACCCATTGATGCATCATACATTTTAAGGCGGTTATTGGGCTGTATTGCAAAGTTTCCTTCCTCTAATTGTAGTACATGACCACACTTGTGCTGGTCCGGTTTCTCTGCATAACCAAAATTCAACTCATTAAAATCTCCTGAACACCAGTCTATTGTAAATAAATATTTACCCTTACGTTTTACTTTACGTCTTGATGTATATTGCATGGTTGCACCAGCTAATTCATAAAAGGTTGTGACGCTTACGTTATAACTAAAGCTGTCCCACATAACCAATTCATCTAATGGTAATTCTTTTACACCTGGTTTAGTACAAAAAGCTGAGATAGGTGCTCGCCACCACAGGCCACCATCTTCCATTAAAAAATGAAACAAAGGTACTCTGTTTGGTATGGAACTAAAACCAAATATACTACACTCAAAATATTTATCGTGTGAATCTTTTTGATCTCTTAGATAATTACCTCTGACATAGCATTCTATGATAGGTATGTTTGCATTTAAATAAGCCATTAGTCATTAATCTCCCCCCAATTGTCTCCTGATTCATAGTCGACTTTATTTGGGACTTCTAGATTAACAGCATGTTCCATAATTTCAATTACCTTTTTAGCCTGTGCGTCATTCTCAATCGACAGATCTAATTCATCATGAATTTGTATGTGTGGTACAATTCCTTCTTTGTATAATTCTAACATAGATTTTTTTGTCATATCTGCTGCACTACCTTGAATTAATTTATTTAAAGCTTTGTATGTGTATGCTCTTTTAATCCCTGGTCCATGTTCCGCCAACGCATCTTCGTGTGTCATAGCTTTGTGCATACCAAAACTATTTGGTTCCCATAAATGAAACCTGCATAGTCTTCCTAGCAATGTACGGATTTGTCCTCTGTCTTGTGCTCTGTTGGATGCTTTGTCCATTAGTTGTTTTACAAATGGAACCTTTGCGTGATATGTATTAAATAGTTCTGCAGCTTTGTCTTTACTAACACCCAACTCTGCTTGTAGTTTAGCTTTACCCATACCATAAAATAATCCTAGGTTAATTGTCTTAGCTTGTGTTCTTGGTATGTCTGCCATATCTGCTACAGTCTGGTGAAAGTCTGCGTTAGGATCTGATTCATAAGAATCAACTACATCATACACTGATGGTAATTTATATAGTGCTGCGTAGTGTACAACCAGACGTGGTTCTTGTTGTGAGTAGTCAAAGACTCCCCACTTACAACCTTCTTCTGGAATAAATAAAGATCTTATCTTAGGACCAAGATCTTTGTTACGTGCTGGAATCTGTTGTAGATTAGGATTCTGATAAGAGAATCGTCCCGTCACTGTGCCACCACCTGCATTTCTTAACTGGTTTATCTCTGCATGTATTCTACCTTTATGTTCGTAACGTAGAATAGAATCTATAAAAGTTGTGTGTGCTTTGTTTACTTCTCTCGCCTTTGCAATCATATTTACAACAGGATGTTTGTGTTCTTGTAAAAAGTTTTTTGTAAAAGATGGTGCTTGTGTTTTTTCTGTTCTTTCAAATGGTACCTTTAAGTTTTCAAATACCTCTGCTATACTACTTGCCGCCCATATTTGTGGACGCACATTAGTTTCTTTTTCAATTGCATTTAATAAACCATTCTCTTCATCAATTAATTGTTTCTTTAATGAGTGTGCTCTTTCTACATCTACACGTACACCTTTAAATCTCATGTCAACAAGACATGGAAATAAATCTGTTTCTAACTCCATGATAGATTGTAAATCTTGCGCAATAATTTCTTTTTTCATTTCTTGCCACAAACCATACGTTGCCTCTGCATCTCTTTCAGCATAGCTACCAACGTTTAATGATGGTAGTTTATACATTTCAGACTTTGGATCGATACCCCACTCAGCTGCTGCTTCTGCAAGTGCAGCCTCGTTTTTACCAAACCCTAAATACTTCCAAGATAAACTATTTAAATCATACCTAAATCTGTTTTCATCAGTTATAGCTGCAGCTATCATTGTATCAACAATCATACCGTTAATTGTTAAACCCATAGCTCTAATCCAACAGACATCATACATTGCATTGTGAAATATTTTTGTAGAAGTAGTCTTAAGAATATCTTGAAACCATTCTAAAACTTTCTTACGATCCATGTTGCCACCACCTTCGTGTGCTATTGGAAAGTATCCTTTGTAATATTTTGTAGCTACAGAAATTCCTATAACTTCTCCATTACCTATTATAGATCCAGACCCTTTCTTGATTAAGTCAGGATCTTTTGTCTCCAGGTCAATTGCAATTTCATCAACCTCTCTTAGGTCTGGAAATTCTGTAGGTATAACCCATTCTGTTTGTGCGCTAAAGGTAGGTATCTTCATTTTGTTTCCTTTTGATATACGTGGTTGGTCTCTACTTGTTTGTTTAATTTATCTTTGTTGCTAAATGCATACAAAGCAGCGTCATAATTGTGTGGAAATATTTCCCAATCAACTAAAGCAGGATAAATTTCTAAATTAAATTTATGTTTTTTTATTTTAACTATTTTTTTAATTACACTTTTGTTTCTACTTTTCATATTAAATAACATAAGATTAACAGACAGGTAAACAAACCCATATAATGTGGTATGTGATTATTTGGTTCCATAATCCCTTTCGATTATCATTTCTATAAAGTGTATCGCTTTCAATAGATCTTGTTTTTTTCCTTTATCTCTATGTCTTATTATATATTTTATAGCACATCCTTCCGGGTATAACAACTCATTCTCTACTACAAACTTGCTTGGCTGAATTTTATACTTTTGATAATGATTTCCGCCGTGCTGCTTATCCCAAACTTTCGATGTCATAACCTTTGTCCTCCTGTTTAGCTGTCATTATATATAAATTTTGTTTTGCACGTGTGACACCTACATACCAAACTCTGTGTTCTTCATCATGCTTGTCTTCACTTTTATCTATTGCGTCTCTTATTTTTTTTGTGTTATCTAAAATTAATAAAACATTTGTTGCTTCACCACCTTTTGCTGCGTGTATTGTAGATAATCTTACTCTAGCAGGTTTTGATAATTGTTCTTCACTACGTAACATTTCTCTAATGTATAAACATTCTTCGTAGTCTTGTGTAAATACTTCGTACCAATCATGCTCTTTTACATGATCGTATTCTGCTAAGTCATACATTCTTTCTTCTGTAGGGAATGGATCTGGATTTTGTCCTGTTTGTTCTAAAACATCTTTTAGTTCAGACAAAGATAATAAATCTCCTTGTTGCCATCTTGTGTAATGTTTTACTGCTGTATACAATCTTGTCTTATAACTCTTTCTGCCTTTTATTTCAAAGTAAATAGCCATATCTTTTAAAAAAGATTTTAATTTATTTAATCTGTCATTAGTTCTAGACAACACCAACCAATCACCTTCATGTAGTGGTGCATCTTCTATTGATGTAATATAGTGCGCGGTCCCTGATTCCGGACGCGGTGCCCATAGTTTTTTAATACGTCTATCATCGGGTATTCGACTTAATATTTGATCAGCGATGTGTTGTATTTGTCGTGGTACTCTGTAGGATTGTGGCAAAACTATGTTTTTTGCAGGTTCGTCTTGAAATCTTTGTACATCTGCACCTGCCCAACCATAAATAGCTTGATCATCATCACCGGCTAATATAACATGTTTAGAGTTTTTCTTAAGTATATCATACATTTTCCATTGTATTGGTGATAAATCTTGTGCCTCGTCAATAAATATTACATCATATTTTGGACACAATTCTGCCACATTAAATTTTTCGATCATGTCTGTAAAATCTACCAGGCCAAAAGATTCTTTGTAGTTGTCAACTTCATCTTTTAAAATTTGTAATAAATGTTTATCTATGTCTTCTGAGTACATATCTGTATTATACTCTTCTTCTATAGTTATGTTTTTAATTCTGGCTGCATTAATAATATTAAAATATTCACTGTCAGAATCTACAAATCCTGTTTTCTCTTCACCATTAGAATAAACTGTAACCTCTATTCCTAATTTACGACCTATGTCTTGGTAGTGTTCGTCCTGCATTACGTTACTTTTCTTTAAGCCTAATTGTGTAAAGGCTAAAGAATGTAAAGTTCTAAAATGTTTTAAATCTTTTTTCTCAAATGCTGTGTGATAGTCTAACATCCTGTCAACTGCTTCGCCTGCAGCTTTGGTCGTAAATGCAAAGTATCCTATCTTATCTATGGGTGTCCCTAATTTTAAAAATGTTTTAACATATTTTAATAATTTTGTTGTCTTACCTGTGCCTGGAGGACCCAATATCTTTCTAACAGCCATTACATTATCTCCGTGTTGTGTTTTAATTTGTTGTGATTAATTGTTATGTCTTTAAAATGCTCTATACTTATACACACTACGTTCTTTGTTGGTGTATTATATTTATTTTTTACTGTGCTTGGATATCTTTTTTGTTCTAAAAATTGTATGTCACAATGTTTGTAATTAGTTTTCATCATAACACCTGTCTTGTCTTCACCGTGTTTCCAGTTTTTAGATTGTAGTTTGGCATAAAATTTATCAAACTTAAAGTATGCGTAACCATCTTCTATTAATACTGTACCAGATTTAAATGATGCATCGTTCATAGCTTTAGGTCCGTTTATTTTTGCATGTAATACATCGTGTAGTTTTTCTCTTGGTGATGTACCTACAGGTGGATTAATTACTTTTTGTGTTTTAAATAAAGCTTCTAATACTGTTTGATCTTCTGGCGCTTTTATAATTGGTGGTGGAAACCCTGCAGCTTTTGCTATTGAGTTTCTACGTTTACGTTGATCTGTTACATGTTCAATTGTTCTACAATGTACTGTTGCTTTACCAATACCATCTGGTTTAGTTACATCAAATTCATACTCGGGATCTGGTTCTATATCTATCTTCCTTAAGTTTGTTAATACAGGATATTGTCCTTTAGATCCTGCAAGTATACCAAACTTCTTTTTAACACATATACCTTTTTTACAAAAATCACTGATAGGACTCTGTGTACAAGTATAACCTTTCTCTGATCTATTCCATGATCTTGTTTTTTGTTTTAATTTATTGTCGTCCCACGCATTAGCGTGTTCTCTTGCAAAATATTTTACAGGTGCATTCTTTACTTTTTGCTCCCAACTATCTGGGTATTTCATTTTAACAAACACATGGTAGTTGTACATAAATCTATCTTTGCCATCGAACTCAGATTGATTAGATATTTTAGATATCAAAGCAAGACAAGGAGGTCCTTCAACAAAATCCTCATCTACTCCCTCCATAGATTGCTTCTCCATGTTTTCTGTAATAGTTTTTAATTCATCTTGTGTAGTTATGTTAGCGTCCACAACTTTTATAAATTGTTCTAACGTAAAAAATGTGCCATCAATATTGACAGCTTTTCTTTCCTCACCATAGTATGGTAGGTTTATAAATTGTCCTGGTTTTAAGATCCCTGTTTCCGGATCCTTTGTTAATTGTGTTTGTTTAGGAAATATCTCACAGTCTGGTTTAAGATGAAAGAGAGGTAGTAAGTTGCTTAAGAATGATACAATAATTGTTGATTGTACAAACTCGTTTAAAAATAAATATAAGTGTAATCCACCACTTTTAGATTCTACTGGTACAAGTGGTAGTTTATATTCTTGAATAGTTTCTAAATAAAATTTTTTATCAAAATCTTTGTATTGTTTTGGATCCACATCTATGACTCCAAATTGTGCATTTCCTTTCTCATTAGTTGGTTGTATCCCAACAGAGATATTACCTTTTAAATGTTCTTGATATATGGTGTCTGTAAATTCTTCATAGTTCCACCTGTACACAGGTTTCTTTTTATTATCCTCTGGATCAATGACAGCATTGGTCCAGTCTGCGATACCATACGCATGTCTATAGCCATTAAATATCTTTATGTACTCTTGCATAATTATCCTGTCTACGCGGGCCATTCAGTCTCCCTCCTGGCCCACGCTGTGCACATTCCCGAAGGAATTATATAATGCTGCTACTTTCCGCTGGTTTCTCTTCACCATGCTTCGCTTTCACTGCACCTTTAGAGATGCTTTCAGAAAACGA